GATATTGTGGCTATAAATAGAACTTCGTTAAGAACTTCAACGAGAAAGGCAAGAGGTGTAAATTTTGAGCAAGAGCAGTTAGACCCAAAGCAATACAATACAACTACTGCAACAAATTTCGGGTTTATTAATGCCGTTGGTTATCCAGATGCTAATTATGTAACACCAAAAGCCGAAAGTATTAATTTCGATGCACCAAATGTAGTTGCTGATTTGTTTTTTACAATTTACGGCACTCCGTTTAATGCGGCATCGACTACGCACCAAGTTCAATTAACGGCAACTTTGCGTTCAATGTTTTTTCAAGACTTCACAGGTAGCTATACTTATGAAGAAATAACAATACCATATTCGCAAGCAAATCCTTATCAATGGATTTGTGATTTGACTACGAATGGAGGGAATTTTTTAGCGAAATCATTTAGGACTATTTTGCAAACAAATGCAAAAATATGGTTCTTTAATTTCGAGAATTTCACTATTGTACAAGGGGATGTAATTGCAAAAAAGGCAATTTTGGAATGCTTTAAAGTCGCTAAACTTGATTTAATTGCTAACAATCTTTTGCCTGTTGATGTTAAGATAATTTGGTATGCTGGGGCAAAGTCAATTTATTTTTCAGATGGTGGATTTGAAGACCAATTTGGAGGACAACCAACACCAGCCAACTATTTAAGTTCGCCATATTACAACGATTACCACAACTATTACATAGGCAACCAAAACAAATCTGTCTTACAAAGACCATTCGACCAATCGGTTTATGATTATTGTGAATTATATCAAGGATTAGCCGTAACGAATTATTTTAATTCATATAATACGACTACCTATTGGCATAAAATGGCACACCATTACGATATTAATAACAAATTGGTAAAAGAAAGATTAGGCAATAATCATCAAGTCAATTTGATGTTCTTAATGTTTGAATATTTTGAAATTGTAAGTGGGTCTAATTGGATTACAGGAGTAAGGAAAGCTGCAAATACAAGTGGACAAGCAGAAGGTGCAAAGCCAGATATTCCGCCAGATGTAATGCAGTCAATCGGGGCATGGGCATTCGGTTTTGCTGATGGTAATTTGTGGTGGAATTTCAATGATTGGGTTATGGAGTTTTACGAAAACTATACCTATCCAACAGGTTATCCTCCAGAGAATTTTAGAAACAATTTTAGCGGAATTGATTGGTATTATTCATCTATTGCACAAATGTATCAGAATAGAGATATTTTATCGGCTAATACTGAATGGCAATATGTTCCACAAAGTAAAGGAGGTGGTCAATTTACAAGTGGAAATGAAAACTATCCATTTGTTGGATGGGTATTCCAAAGACCTTTGATTTGTGCAAAGTTTAATGTTGCTGGAACGGAAGCATTAGTTTTGGCTATTAATCCGTTCAATAATGGATATACAAAGACAACTACACAAGTTCAATTAGTTGCTGGGCAAACAATGAGTATCGATATGTTTGGAACGTACACTACAATAATGCGAGTTAAAATTAATTAAAATGATAAAACCTATTTTAGATTTATTGATGCAAAATGAGCATTACAATCAAAGCGAATTGATTGAATTTGCAAAGGGGAAGCAAGAGATTCCGACAACTTGGAAAAAAGGATTTAAACAAATAAAAAGAGAGTTAAAATGGCGAAAACGTACGATGTAAATTTAAATGTTGAAACAAACATTGAGCCAACTATTGCAAATCTAAAGGCACTCAAAAGGCAGTTGAAGGAAACGGCTGCTGGTAGTGAGGAGTTCAATAGATTGCAAAAGCAAATTCGGGATTTAGATGATGCGATTAGTGATGCAGCAAAAACATCCGATGACTTCCTTGGTTATTTGGAAAATGCACCCGGCTTACTTGGAGTATTTGGTCAAGGCATACGTTCGGCTGAAAGAACATTCAGTTCATTTAATGCCGTTTTAAAGGCTTCTGTTATCGGTGCATTGGTTGGTATTATTGGAGGATTAGCAAGAGCATTTTATCAATCAGAGGATGCTGCTAAAAGATTCGGTAAATTAACGCAAGGATTAGAAAAGATTTTTAATGGTGTATTCCGTGCCATTGAACCATTATTTAATATTTTGGTTGATATGGCTATTTCTGCCTTGCCTATGGTATCAAAGGCATTTGAGGTGGTTTATGGTTCGGTTACTGCCGTTCTTCAATCCTTTGGTTATTTAGGAAGTGCAATCGGTAAACTAATAAGAGGGGATTTTTCTGGTGCTTGGGATGAAGCTAAAAAATCGGTAACAAACTTTTCTACAAATTACGATTCAGCAGTAAAACGATTTACGGCTGGAACGCAAGAGATGACCAAAGTACAAAAGGAGGAAGCTAAAAAACGTAGAGAGGAAAGACAAAAAGAATTAGATGAGGAATTAGCTGCCTTAACTGCTGCCAATGACAAAATCAGACAAGCCGATAAAGAGGAAAGAGAAAAGCGATTCAAAGAATTAACTGCCGATTTACGTTATGCCAAAAAACTTCAAACTGATTTCGAAGAGGACAAGACAAAGACAGATAAAAAGTATGCCGAGCAAAGAATCAATCTAATCAAAGTTGAAAACAAAACTAAAGAGGATTTAACACAGGATTATGTAAATACTGCAATGCGAATCGGTCAAGGATTAAGACAAATCGCTGGGCAGAACAAAGAATTGGCTATTGCTGGAATCGTTTTGGAACAAGCGGCTGCGATTGCTTCGATTGCTATTAATACTCAAAAGAATGCGGCGAAATATGGCTATTTATCTCCTTTAGGTATTGCCGAACTTGCTGCTGGTGCTTTGGGTGTTGCTTCGGCTATTGCTGCTGCTAAAAAAGGTATTCAAGAGATTCGTTCTGGCAATACATCCGCAAGCCAAATGAGTTTTGGAAATCCTCAAATGGTTTCGACATATTCGGCAGCACCTATCTTTAATGTAGTTGGAACTTCGCCAATAAATCAAGCTGCAATGGCAATGAATAATTCAGCTAATCAGCCTATAAAAGCCTATGTGGTAAGCAAGGATATTAGTACTGCACAAGAACTTGATAGAAATAAAATTTCAGCAATCGGACTTTGAAAATAAAACAAAATGCAAAAAAATAGTTTAAAGGGTATGCAAATCGTTGAACTTGTAATTAAAGATGAAGAGGATGGTCAAGAAGCCATTGCGTTGGTAGATAGACCAGCGATTCAGCGTAATTTTGTTGCTTTTGTAGATGAATCATTTAACAATTATCCAGAGGCAGTTAAAAACAATGCAAAACGTGCATTAGATTGGGCGGATAAAAATGGATGGGGGTCTTGTGGTACACCTGTTGGGAAAACAAGAGCCAATCAATTAGCTAATGGCGAAAATATTTCGTTTGATACCGTTCAGCGAATGTATAGCTATTTATCAAGGCACAAAAGAGATTTGGAAACGTCTAAATCTTACGAAGATGGATGTGGTAAACTAATGTGGGATGCTTGGGGTGGCGATGAGGCTTTGCGTTGGTCGGAAAGAATCGTAAATAAATATTCTTTCAGAATTGAAAACGAAGAGCAAAGAATCATTAGTGGTGCATTACTTTTAGCAGATACTCCTATTTACCGAAAGGATGGAGATAAAGAATTTTACGTTATGTTTTCAAAAGATACTATCAAAAAAATAGCTATCAAATACTTCAAGGAAGGGAAACACAACAACGTAAATGAGATGCACAATCCGAAAAAGGCATTACAAAATATTACTTTGTTTGAATCGTGGATTAGCGACAAGGAAAGAGGTATCAAGCCAATGGAAGGATTTGAGGATGTTCCAGATGGTTCATGGTTTGGCTCAATGAAAATCGAAGATGATGAAACTTGGGCAAAAGTAAAAGAAGGTAAATTTAAAGGATTTTCTATCGAAGGATATTTCAGCAATAAAGGACAAGAGTTTATTACTGATGAGGAATTGGTAGATGAAATTTGTAAAGTAATATGAGCAAAACAACAAGCCCAAAAGGTGGCAAAAGAGGATGTTTGTGCAAAGATGGCACTTATTCATCTAAATGTTGCGATGGAGAATTACAAAGTCAAGGAATTGGCTCATTAGTTCAACAGGAAACAAGCAACGTAGTAAACGTAAACCAAGAAAGAGTAATTACAAACGTTTCACAATAAATATGGATTACAAATTAAAAGCTAACAAAGTTCGTGCAGCTTTAGGCTTTGAAATCAAATTAGCACAAATGATGCTTGCAGATGGTATTACCGTTTTGGAAGCAGAAGCATTTGAGGCTGGTTTTTCAGTTGGTATCGTAACAGAAGATGGCATTGTGCCTTTACCTGTTGGCGATTATCAATTAGAGGATGGAAAAGTTTTAAAGGTAGAACAAGAGGGTGTAATTGCTTCGATTGAAGATGCACCAATGGCAGAAGAGCCAGAGCAAGAAGCAACCGTTGAGGTAGAGGTAGAAGCACAAGCAGAGCCACAGCCAAAGCGTGTTGTTGAATCAATTAGCAAGGAAACATTCTTTGCAGAAATTGAAAAAGTAAGAGCCGAATTGATGGCACAAATCGAGGAGTTAAAAGCCGAGAAAGCCGTTAAAGAGGAAGTACAACTTTCAGATGATGAGCCAGCAGTTGAGCCAATCGTTTCCAATCCAGAGAAAGAGCAAAACGAGATGTTTAACTTCGGGCAATCGAGAGTTCAAACAATTCAAGATAAAGTATTCGAGAAATTATTTAATTAACAAACAAAATGCCAACAACAACTTCAATTACCACAACTTATGCTGGTAAATATGCTGGAAAAATTATTGCAGCATCATTATTGTCTTCTCCTACCATCGACAGAGGTGGTATCGAGGTAAAACCAAATGTTCAATTTAAAGAGGTAATCAAGCGTGTAGCTACTGATGACATCTTAAAGGATGGTTCTTGCGATTTTACTGCAACTTCTACCGTTACATTGACCGAGAAAATTTTACAACCAAAAGAATTACAAGTGAACTTGCAACTTTGCAAAAAAGACTTCACTTCTGATTGGTTGGCAGTTGAGCAAGGATTTTCAGCTTTCAAAACTTTGCCTTCATCATTCCAAGATTTCTTAATCGCTCACGTTGCTGCTAAAGTTGCCGCAAAGAACGAGACTAACATCTGGCAAGGTGCTGCCGCTAACTCTGGCGAGTTCAACGGATTTGAGGCTTTATTAGCTGCCGATGCTGCTTTACCTTCGGGTCAAGAGATTACAGGTACTACCGTAACTGCTTCAAACGTAATTACCGAGCTTGGTAAAATCGTTGATGCTTTACCATCTTCATTGTACACTAAAGAAGATTTGCATATCTACGTTTCTCAAAACATCGCTCGTGCTTACGTTCGTGCTTTGGGTGGTTTCGGTGCTTCTGGTTTAGGTGCAAACGGTACAAATTCATTGGGTACTCAATGGTACAATAACGGTTCATTATCTTTCGATGGTGTTAAGTTATTCGTAGCCGATGGTATGAGTTCAAATAAAGCAATCGCTACTTTAAAATCAAACTTATTCTTCGGAACAGGATTGGTTAGCGATATGAACGAGGTTAAAGTAATTGACATGGCTGACATCGATGGTTCACAAAACGTAAGAATTGTGATGCGAATGAGTGCTGGTGTACAATACGGATTTGCTTCTGATGTTGTTACTTACGGTATCACTAATTCAGCTAACTAATTTAGTGGGGGAGTAACATCCCCCATATTTTTCCAACACTTTAAATAATTCATAATGGCTTGTGATATTTCATTAGGTAGATTAGAACCGTGCAAAACGGGTGTTGGTGGTTTAAAAGCCGTTTATTTTGTGAATTGGGGGGATGCAACAGGGTACACTTATGACGGTACAAATACTGATGCAATTACTGCCGTAGCTGGCACTCCAACTGCCTACAAATATGAAGTAAAAGGTGCTTCATCTTTTGAGCAAACAATCAATTCAAACAGAGATACAGGAACTACGTTCTTTACTCAAACTTTGAATTTAACACTTAAAAAATTAACGGTCGCAGACCACAAACAAATTAAACTTTTAGCATACGGAAGACCGCAAGTTATCATTGAGGATAACAATGGCAACTTATTCTATGCTGGTTTATTGCGTGGTATGGAGGTAACAGGTGGCACTATCGTAACAGGTACTGCATTGGGCGATTTGTCTGGTTATACTTTGGTATTAACAGGAGAAGAGCCAACACCAGCGAACTTCATTACAACTACTTTGACAACTGCTGGATTTACAATAGTTCAAGGTTCATAGATTGAATTTGGGGTTCAATCGGGGGAAGTCTAAACGGCTTCCCTTTTTTTTTAAAACAAAATTGAATTTTGTGGTTTATATAGTATGATTATCTTAAAACAATTAAATACGGCACAGGAAGTAAAATTTATTCCTACAAGAGTGAGCCAATTAGGCGATGATGTGCAATATTTAATTAATAGAATAAATGTAGAGGGTGCAAGTTTAGAAGCATTACAATGCTTACAACAAAATATTGATTACTTGCCTAATATTTTACGTTTAAGAAACGAAACGACAAACGAGGTAATTACTCAAACGATTACTTGTAGTTTAGAACGATTCTATTTTAAGTTTTCAGCTATTTTGAATTTAGAGCAAGGGCATTTCTATTCAATGGAAGTTTTTGCTAATCAGAATTTAATACATAGAGATAAAATATTTTGCACTAATCAAGATGTTGAAACCTATTCGGTAAATAAAGATGAATATGTGCCAAAAGGCGATACGATAATTTTCTATGAATAAGAGAAGCAGTAATTTATACTCGTTCCAAATGGAACAATACAAAGCACCCATTTTGAAAGAATCAAAAAACGGGGAGTATGTAGAGTATGGGGAAAACAACAATTACTTCCAATTTTTGTTGGATAGATATAACAATTCTACCACAAACAACGCAGTAATAAACAACGTTATTAAATTGATTTATGGTCGTGGCTTGGATGCAACAGATTCCAATAAGAAGCCAAATGACTATGCTCAAATGATGATGTTGCTACGTAAAGATGTTGTCAAAAAGTGTGTTTCTGATTTAAAGATGCTTGGGCAATTTGTGCTTCAAGTAATTTACAATAAAAAGGGAGATAAAATTGTCAAGGTCGAACATTCTCCGATTCAAAATTGGAGGGCTGGAAAATGTAATGAGAAGGGAGAAATTTACCAGTATTTTTATTCGGATAATTGGGCAGATGTGCAACATTACAAGCCAACTGCATACCCAGCATTTGGGATGGGAGATAAAAAATTGGAGATTCTTTGGGTAGGTAATTACACGGTCGGGCAGAAGTACTATTCAAACGTTGATTATTTAGGTGCTTTGCCTTATGCTAAATTAGAAGAGGAGATTGCCGACTACTTGATAAATGAGGTGCAAAATTCATTTAGTGGTACAACCGTTGTTAACTTTAACAATGGTATTCCCGATGAGGAAAAAAGAAGGGAGATTGCCGATGATGTAAAGTCTAAATTGACAGGTTCAAAAGGTCAAAAGGTAATCGTTTCGTTTAACAATGATGACACCAAAAAAACAACGGTTGATTCAATTTCTTTAAACGATGCCCCAGACCATTACACCTATTTAAGTGAGGAATCAAGAAGTAAGATTTTATTGGCTCATGGTGTAGTAAGTGGTTTGCAATTTGGCATTCCTTCAAACAATGGATTTAGTTCAAATGCCGATGAGTTAAAAAATGCGTTTACGTTGTTTGATAATTTAGTTATTCGACCGTTCCAAGATACATTAATTGATGCGTTCCAAAAGATATTAGAATACAATGGTGTTGCGTTAAATCTTTATTTTAAGACATTGCAACCATTGGAGTTTACTGATTTAAATCCGATTGTGGACAAGGAAACGGCAGAAGAGGAAACGGGAGTTAAGTTATCAAGCCATTTAGATGAAATGGATTTGGAGGAGTATGGCGAGGATGTTGATTTAAACGAATGGGAACTAATTGATAGCAGAAGAGTTGATTCGATTGAGGAAGATGAAGCGATGGATGTGGAATTAGAACTTTTGAACAACCCAAAGAAAGGTATTATGGAAAAGTTTTGGGAGTTCGTTACGACAGGGATTGCAAGACCAGATTTGAAATCAGAGCAAGATGGCAAATTATTTATGAGCCGTTATCGTTATGCTGGCGAAACAACTGAAAAGTCAAGACCATTTTGTCAAAGAATGATTGCGAGAAACAAATTGTATCGCAAGGAGGACATTGAAAGAATGAGCCAAAACGCAAGTACAAATCCGGGATGGGGGCCGGGTGGAACCGATACATACAATATCTTTTTTTACAAAGGAGGAGGCAACTGCCACCATTATTGGGTTCGTGAAACTTATAGAAGATTTACATATAACGTAAGAGGTGGCAATGCACCAACTATTACACCAGCACAGGCAAGAAAAGAAGGCGAAATTTTGCCAACTAATAATAAATTGGTTTATACAAAACCGATTGACATGCCAAATAGAGGATTTTTAAATAAGTAAGATGGCACAAGCATTATTTGTAACAAGGGATGAACTTGTAAAATTTACGGCATTGAACGGTAATATTGACACTGACAATTTTATTCAGTGGGTTAAGGTTGCACAAGATATTCATATTCAAAGCTATTTGGGTACTCGTTTGTTCAAAAAGATAAACGATGATATTGTCGCTGGCACGTTGTCGGGGAACTATTTGATGTTACTTAATACTTATATAAAGCCGATGCTTATTCATTGGTCGCTTGTGGAATACTTACCATTCGCTGCCTATACAATCGCTAACAAAGGAGTTTACAAGCATAGTTCTGAAAATAGCGAGAATGTAGATAAGAATGAGGTGGATTTTTTAGTAGAAAAAGAAAGAAGCATTGCTCAAAACTATACCCGTAGATTTGTGGATTATATGAGTTTTAATCAGTCATTATTTCCAGAATATACGGCAAATTCGAACGGCGATGTTTATCCAGATTTTGAATCAAACTTTGGTGGATGGGTACTATGAAAAAAAGAGGTAACTATAAAGTAAAAGAACAGAACGTTCAAAAGTTAAGAATTTATTTAGCAAAATTAGAAGATGGCAAATAATATCGGATGGGGGCAAGGTGCTGATAACAATCTAATCGGTTGGGGGCAAGGTGCTTTGAATGCAATAGGATGGGGTTCATCTTATTTGAATAGTAATTCGGGAGGGACGAATATTTATCCTGTTACTTATAAATTATCAACTGATTTCAAGAGTAGAGTAGAAACGGATTCTGCTACCTTTGAAAGTATTTTATGTTTAATTTCAACACTTAATAAAATATGAGTTTATTAGATTCGGCTTCATTGGTAGTAACTCCAAACGGCTATAAAGCAACAAAATTATATTCTATTGTTCCAAGCGATGGAACAGGAGATATGACATTTTCGAGGGCTGGCAATACGGCTACTCGTGTCAATTCATCTGGCTTGATTGAGGCAGTAAATGCTGATATTCCACGACTTGATTATTTAGGTGGTGGATGTCCTAAACTATTATTAGAGCCACAAAGGACTAATTTGGTTCTACAAAGCAATGATTTAACGACTACTTGGTACAATGCTAATGCTTCCTTATTAAGTAATAATATAATCTCACCAGATGGTACTCAAAATGCTGATAAAATTTTAGCAAATACAACAAATGATTTTCACGTTTATCAACAAACTATAACAGTTTCTTCTGGAATTGAACATACAATGTCCCTATTTGTTAAATCTGGCGAATATACAAATATTGAGTTAAGTGATTCAAGTAGTGGAAAGGGAAATGTCTTTAATTTAACTAATAAAACTATTTCTAATCCACAAACGGGAGGAATAACATCTGCTACATCGTCAAAAATAGAAGAATACTCAAATGGTTGGTTGAAATGTTCTATAACTTATACAACAGCTTCAACAACTGCATTTTTTAGAATTTCAATAAGCAACGGAACAACTACAAGTTTTAGTGGGAGTGCATCATCTGGAATTTATGTTTACGGTGCTCAATTAGAAGCTGGTTCTTACTCAACTTCTTACATTCCAACTACTTCTGCAAGTGTTACAAGGAATGCGGATAATTGCTATAAAAATTCTGCAACTGCATTAATTGGGCAAACTGAAGGAACTTTATTTGTTGATGAGATTCATGATGCTGGAGTTTTAAATAATAGTGGATTTGATGACACATTAGTAGCGATAACAGATGGAACGGCAGCAAATATGGTTGCAATATTCCATTATGGTTCAGGCGGTGGGGCAGCTTCTGTGGTTGTTTTTTTTGTAAGAGTAAGTAATACAACTCAAGCGGTTATTTTTTCAGACCCTTTACCTTCTGGAAGGTATAAGGTTGCTATTGGATATAAAGCAAATGACATTGTTGGATATATTAATGGAGTTCAAATTGGTTCGGATTCGATTGCAACAATCCCAGCTTGTTCAACAATTACATTAGTTGACCCAATTACAAATAATGTTGCAACGAAAACAATAAAAGATTCAACGATTGCAATTTGGAAAACACGTTTATCAAATAACGATTTAGCCGCATTAACATCTTTATAATATGAAATTTAGAAAATACGAATTTTTGCCAGAGGAATGGGCAACATTAAAAGATTCGATTCAAGTAAATAATTTATTTGATAAAAAAGAATTGGTTTCTTACAATCAAGATTTAATCGTTTCGGTTGTTGAGATTGGGCATATCATGATAACGCCTCCTGTTATTGGAGAAGATTTAGAAGTTATTGAAAATGCAGTTTTGTCCGACAAATATTCGGTAGATATTTTGTGGAAGGATGAGCCATTGGAATCTTTTGAATCTTACGAAATTTGGTGTGAGCCAATCGGAACACATAGCTTTGGTTCAGACATTGATGCAGATTACATTAACGAATATAAAGCAAGACAATGAATTTAGATGATATTATTTTGCCTTCTGCGACAGGTGCATTAGGTGCTTTTATAAGCTGGATATTCGGGAAACGTAAGGAAGATGTAGAGGTAAAGGGAAGCGAATTAGACAACACCGAAAAAGCCGTTAAACTTTGGAGAGAAATGGCAGAGGAACTAAAGAAACAAGTTGATGAACTATCTGGTAAGGTCGATACCTTGATGCAAGAAGTTCACAATTTACGTTTAGAGAATGCCGAATTAAGACAAAACATCGATGCGAATAAGCGAAAAGGGAATCAATCTAATAAAAAAGTATGAGGCGTTTAGTTCCGTGCCTTATGTTTGCCCAGCTGGTCTGCCAACCATAGGGTACGGGAACACCTATTATCCAAATATGCAAAAGGTCAAAATGACCGACAAAGCAATAACAAAAGATGAGGCAGATGTTATTTTTAAAAAGGTATTATCGTACTTTGAAACGGATGTTAACGTTTACGTTATTCCAAATCTTAAACAACAACAATTTGATGCACTTTGTTCGTTTGCTTACAATGTAGGTATCGGCAATTTTAAAAGTTCAACATTGCTAAAGAAGGTAAATGCTAATCCAAATGACCCAACTATTAAAGCAGAATTTCTAAAATGGAACAAGTCAAAAGGCAGAGTATTAAATGGATTAACCAAACGAAGAAATGAAGAAGCTAATTTATATTTTAGTTAGTATTTCAATTTTGGCTTGTAAGCCACAAAAATCAGTTACAGAGTATAAATATATTAGCAAGACTGATACGTTGATTAGAAGCGAAATAAACACTATCTACAAAGGTGTTACCGATACAATCACGATTGAAAATCCTTGCGATTCGGTTGGTATTATAAATTCATTCTATACAAAACTTGTTTTGCCTAATGGTATCATTGAAATCAAATCGAATAAAAAGAACAATCAGCTTACAGGGATTGTTAGGATTAATGATATTGTATCAAGTAATAAATCACAAAAGCAATCAAGCAATGCAGAAAGCATTACTACAAAGACAAAAGAAGTAATCAAATATCGAATACCTTCATGGCTAATCATTGCACTTATGATAGAAACATTTATTATAATTGCATATTTATATCTCAAATATGGATTTAAAAGATAAAATTGATGTAATTAAGCAACATTTTAATTCCACGAATCTCGGAATTACAAAATTTTGTTCAGATTTCTTTGATGTGTATGGTTTTAACCAGCCCGAATCAATGAGGAGATGGATGAATAAAAACGATTTGGGAAACAAGGCAAGGGTAGAACAAACCGCAAAACCTATTTCAAAAGGCAAAATACAATCATTTGATGTACATTTGCTTGAAAATTACGGCATCCTTGATTCAATCGGGCAAGAATATACAAGCTACAAATTACCGCCAGAGTTTAAACGAATTGGAGTTTTATCAGATATTCACTTCCCATTTCATTCGATGGAGGCTTTAATCCCAGCGATTAAATACCTAAAAGAAAAAGAGATTGATTGCCTTTATTTGAACGGAGATATATTTGATTTTTATTCTATTAGCAGACATGAGAAAGACCCAGACCTACGAGATTTTAAGAGAGAGGTTGAAATGTGTAGGGATTTCGTTCAAAAGCTAAAAGATATTTTCCCTAATTGCTTACTTGTTTACAAATTAGGAAACCACGAGGATAGGTATGCAAGAAGCTTACAAGTACAAGCCGAAGAGTTTGCCCAGCTTCACGATTTGCAGTTCCATGTTTTCTTTCACTTGGATAGATTAGGTTATCAAATAGTTGATTCGTGGAGAGGTTGCGAGATTGGCGATTTGTTGGTTATTCATGGACACGAGGGTTTTGGAACAGGTGGTGTAAACCCAAGTCAAAGTTTATTTAATAAAATGTATTGTAATACTTTAATGGGTCATGTTCATAGGACTACTAATACAATGAAGAAAACAGGTTTTAATAAAGTTATAAATACATATAGTACGGGTTGTTTAACTACATTGACACCTAAATATATGCCTTATAACAACCACAATCACGGGTTCGCATATTTAGAAGTTAACAATGGAATTACAAAAGTTGAAAATATTATTATTAAAGACGGGAAAATAGTGTAAATTTGTATTAGCAACTGCAACTGCTATTTCAAAACATTAACGGCACATCTTATTTATAAATGGTTGCAGATTTATATTTAATTTGTGCCTTTATTATTTTATGGAAATTTATGTTAAAGCAAATTGTGAATTTGAGAATTACTTGATAAGCAATTTAACAAATGTAAAAAATGAAATTACAGGTAGGATACTTAAACCACAATTAGATAGATATGGTTACAATTATGTAACTTTAAATAAAAATGGCAAGTCGAAAAAATTCAAATTGCATAGATTAATGGCAATGACATTTATTAAAAATTTTGAAAATAAAAAAGAAGTAAATCACATCAATGGCATAAAAACTGATAATAGGATTGAAAATTTAGAATGGGTTACACATTTTGAAAATCAAATGCACAAAACTCTAATGATGAAAAAAACAAGCAAATACATAGGTGTTTGTTTTTATAAGCAAACAAAAAAATGGAAATCCCAAATTCAGATTAATAATAAAAAAATCTCTATTGGTTATTTTGATACTGAAATAGAAGCATATAATGCAAGATTAAAATTCGAAAAAAATAATAGCATTATTAACAAATATATTGTTTAAATTTGAGTGTGAGTAAATAGTGTGATGATTTTTTCATAATAGTTAGGTTTTTCTATTTTAAAGGCAGTTTGTATTTCATTCTGCCTTTTTTGTAAATTGTTATAAAATTTTTTATAAATAATTTTTTAATTCAAAAACTTTGTGTAATTTTACATCAACAAAACGAAACTATTATGAAAAATCTATTAGAATGCTTAAAACCAGAACACAGAGATTCTATTACAAAAAATGCTTATCAAAGCATGGCAAATCAAGTTTTCCAAGATTTACAAAATAACTATTCAATTCTTGACTTAAAATTTGAAACCATTATTCATCTTGGTATGTTGCTTGACATTTATCCAATTTTATTTACCGAAATCGACAATTTATTCAATTATGAAACTAATTAAAAAACTATTTACGTTCACAGGGGAGGAAAGTGATAACGTAATCATCGGCAAAGCTGCCTTAATTGCAATGGTAATTTTCCCATTTGCTTATTTACTTGGACATTTATTTATTGAACTTTTAGCTTATATTGTAAAATGAAAAACCTAATTAAAATTCAGAGAGAGTTAAACTGCCCAAAGAATCAGTTTAACAAATTTGGTGGTTACAACTACCGAAACCAAGAGGACATCCTCGAAGCAGTTAAGCCATTGCTTGGCGATTCAATACTAATCGTTTCAGATGAGATTGTGGAGATTGGTGGAAGGGTTTACGTTAAGGCAACTGCTACCTTTGTGGAAGGAGAGCATACAGTTTCGACTACTGCATTCGCAAGAGAGCCAGAAAGCCAAAAGGGAATGAACGATTCGCAAATCACAGGAAGTGCATCAAGCTATGCTCGGAAGTATGCTTTGAATGGATTGTTCTTAATCGATGATGTAAAGGATGCGGATTCGACCAACACACACGACAAGCCTATTTCAATGAATGGTCAATGGTGGCAACAAGAACTTGCCAAGATAGATAACTTGGAAGATTTAGGTTTGTTCTATACCAACAATAAATCGAAAATCGATGGTAAGCAAGAGTTGATACAATTATTCACTAAACGCAAATTAGAACTACAATGAACCTAATTAACATAGGAAGCGATTTGGATGTTTTAGAAATGAACAAATCGGATTTAATAAGAATTTCTGAATCACTTGTGAATAACTTTGACGAATCAATTAAAAGCCCATTGAAAATGTTAGCATTTGTTTCCAAGATGAAAACGATGTTAGAAACAATCGAATCTGGATTGACTGCTAAATCAATGACCGAACTTGAATCGTACAATGGCAAACATTTTGCCTTTGGTATTGAGTTTCAATTATCAGAGGCTGGAGTAAAATACGATTATTCAGCTAATAAGAAATGGGTTGAATTAAACGACCAAATTAAATCTTTAGAGGAGAAACGTAAAGCAATGGAGGCATTCATTAAGTCTTTAAAGCAATCGATTACCGAAGTAGATGAAGAGACAGGAGAAGCGATTAAATGGTTTCCTCCAGCTAAATCAAGTACAACAACAATTAAAAAACGCATAGTATGACAACTGAAAAAAAATTCGCAAATGGCATTTTATTTAAGAGAAATGAAAATGCACCAGATTTCGTAATCGGTAAACTATCCTTCAAGGTAGATGAAGCCGTAAAGTTTTTAGAGGAAAATTCAGAAAATGGCTGGGTAAATTTAAACATTAACAAAAGCCAAAATGGAAAGTTTTATATCGAATTGGATGAGTGGAAGCCTACGCAAAAAAGTGTTTCAACACAAATGCCAACCGAACAAGTTAAGCTAATCAATACAGGAATAGAAAGTAGTTTACCGTTCTAAAATTATGAAAGTAAGAAAGATGAGTTTTTATGCCCAAGTGGCTCAAAGATTAAACGAGAGGGGTATCTTGCCCTTCTCGGCAAGAGAATGGAATGTACCATTAGTTCAACGTGTTATCTATGGAAAATCGAAAGACCTTGATGCGATTAAAGCGATACAGGAAGTCGCAAAAGAATTCGCAGAAGCTGGGATTCAAATCCCACAACTATGACCAAGCCGTGTTACATTACTCAATTATAGGAGTAATCATTTGTTTAATCATTATTATTTGCAACCAATGGATAAAAAGCTAACATACACCGAATGGCATCAACATTTGGCAAAAGAATTAGAAAAGGATTATAGAAAACTTAAACTAAAAAGAAATGAAAACATTCAGAGAGTACTTCAACCAAAACCCACAGATATATGTGGAGTACAAGAAGGTAGCATACAACCTAATTAATCGTGGATACAAGCGATTGTCAAGCAAGTTTATTTTTGAAATTGTACGTTACAATACAAACGTTTCTGGTAATGATGGCTTCAAGATTAACAACATTTACACTGCTGATTATGCAAGGCAGTTTGAAAAAGACCACCAACAATATGCTGGATATTTTACCAAAAGATTTGTAAAAGACAAAGAAATTGTTTAATATTGTAATGTAGATGCCTTCTCACATTATAGCATCAAAGGACTTAAAATGCCTTCATTCAATGAAATCGAAGTGAGAAGCGATGGATTTGTTTGGAGGCTTTTTTATTTATGGAAAAGGAAGGATTTTATTTCCCACATTTTAGCAACGCAAGGCACGACAGGAAAATTCGCAGATTGCGTTTAGAACTTGGCATTGAAGGATATGGCATTTATTTTATGCTATTAGAAACACTTCGAGACCAACACGATTTGTCTTATCCATTAGGAGATTTGGACTTGTTAGCCGATGAATTTGGAACAAGTGAGCAAAAAGTAAGGGTGGTAGTATGCAATTACAATTTGTTTGATGTTGATGAAGACCAAAAGTTTTTTAGTCCTAAATTACTTTTGTATTTAGAACCGTACTTTAGAAGCAAACAACAACGCATTGAGGCTGGTAAAGCAAGTGCTTTGAAACGAAAGTTAAACGAAAGTTCAACGACCGTTGGAACGACCGTTCAACAAAGTAAAGTAAAAGAAAGTAAAGTAAATGAAAAAAAAGAAAATGAAAGTAAATCAAATAAAAGTAAATTAAATGATTTTCTTTCAAGTGAGTTTTTTCAGAATCAATTTGAAAAACTTTGGATTTCTTATGGTCGTAAAGGCTCAAAGCAAAAAGCACTTTTAGAAGTTAAAAAATTAAACGAGGAAGATTTAAAAAACTTTTGCGAATCAGAGGAACATATTTTAGCTTACGTTGAAAATACAAAGGATGAACCGAAATATCGCAAAGACTTTGAAAGATACATATCCAATAAATATTGGGAATCAGATATTTTCAGAAGTCAAAAAGTTGGTAAAATTGGAAAAACTATGCAACTTTACAACAACCTAATTAATAAAGATTTCTAATGGAACTAATCAAGCACGAATTTGTTGGTCAAGACCAGCTAATACACCAAGCATCATTTAGCCGTAAACTTTCAGAATTTGATTCTAACGGCTTAAAAAATCTCTTGACATCCGAATACCTTAAATTTAATTTAAAGTCTGGCAGAGAGCCAAAAAAAGAGGATGAAGCAGTATTTGAAATAACTTTGTTTCGTGAGGAAATTCTGGAATATAAATGGATGACCGAAGAGCAATTAAAATTGATTTTTGCAAAGGCATTAAAAGGGGAGTTTGGAGATGAAGTAATTTACTTTTCGATTGCAAATTTTCACAAATGGGCAAAAAAGTTTTACCAAGAAATTCAGAGGGTAGAATTAAAAGCTATTGAAGCAGAACGAAAGGAGGAAACAAAGCCAATGCCAACCGATGATGAATTGAAAGCACACGCAATTCAAACGATTAATGATTACGTTCATTCGGTTAAAAAATATAGGGATAGAGCAAGGGAATATCAATTTCCGTTTGGTGGCTTACATCACTTATTCGATTATGCACAAAAGTTTGGTATTATCAATTTAACAAAAGAGCAAAAGCTGAAATTATTAGATGAAATTAATCCAAAGTTGCCACAGGAGGCAAGAGTTCAAATGGCAAAAGGTCAAGCATATAAGAACTTTATTTACGAACTTGTTGATTTAGATACACATTTAAACGAGGAAGGAAAGCCGATTGTATGAGAAACGAGGAACACAAACTACAAGTTACATTAGTCAAATATTTGCGATACAATGGCATTCTATGCTTTTCGGTTCCTAATCACGGGATTCGTTCCCCAAGAATGGGGGCATATTACAAAGAGGAAGGAATGTTGGCTGGTGTGGCTGATTTAGTTTTGTTATTCGAAAAAAGATGTATATTTGTGGAGGTAAAAATAGAAAAACAAAAACAATCTGAAAGCCAAAAAAAGTTCCAAAATTATGTAGAATCTTTGGGATTTGAATATTGGGTAATTAGAAATTTAGAAAACCTAATTGAAAAAATAAATGAGAAACGACAATTATCTTGAAAATGGGTGTGGATGGTGCAAGGATTTAGGCATTATGAAACACGAATCTTTTTTTCGTAAAAGATTAATAAATCAAACGAGAGTATCGGTAACATGCGACAAGTGCAAATTTTCCAACCAAGTTTGGTTAGACAAAGATTTTTACCTTCGGGTTTATCCTTCCGATACTACTTATTTCCGAAAACTTTTTAAACAAAAGCCTAATTATGTTGCTACTATCAGAAATCTTGATGCACATCCTAACATTTTGGATATGCTCAATGCCGAGCCAAGAAACAAAAGTTAAAGATGACTTTTTTTGCGAGCCAGATTCTACTTATGTAGTTGATGGCATTCAAACTATTACATACAAATCAAAACATTTTTTACAAGATGAACACATCAAATAGATACCAATACAAAATCAGAACAGGAAAGCAAATTGCAATCCTTATGACATCGACATTAGTGTTTGGAATAGCATTAATGGTTTTTGTTCCATTTACATTTTACTTAATGGATAGAAAAATTGAAAGCAAAGTTAAAATTGAACCTACTATTAAAATCACATACAAAAATGGGAAAGCAGATACTACCTACATTTACAGATAGCAGACAACTTGGTAAATTTTTATATGAGGTCAATCCAAAAACATTGACTGCCGTTGAATGGTTAAATCAAAAAATCCTTCAATCTACACCACAGGAATTTGCAGAGAATTACGAGAAATGGGTTGAAATTGCCAAGCTGATTGAAAATAAACATTTAGGCGATTTTTATGCAAATGGTTTTGATTTTGGATGGGAACAAAAGCATTACGATTTTGAAATATTTTACGATGAGTATTATATAAAATAGACAAATGAAACTTTATACAGAAAAGCAAGTAAGGGAAATGTTACTTAAAGCCGATGATTATATTTATCCTGATTTTGCACACGATGAAATTTTATCAGAACATATACCTATCGAACTACCAAGTGAAAATGATTTCAAAAAAATTATAGATGAAATAGTTAAATCAAAAAATGATTTTGATGAGAAAATAGCAATTTCATCAGGTGCAAATTTAGGTTATTTGTGGGTAATCGAACAAATTAAACAACAAGCAGAATGAAAGCAAAAGAAATAGAAAATAAACTAAAAAGTGGCTGTAAGTTAATACATAAGCATAATAATTATTTTGATGATTGGTATTTTATTGATTCAGTAGAGATTAAAAATAGGTTACGTGAAGACCAATTTTTAAAATATAAAGCACAATGTAGCAATAAAGATGAAAGCCAAAGCCAAATAAATTTTATTAGGGGGCAGAGTTATTATCATTATTATTGGATTTAAATCAAACAACAAGCAGATGGAAAATAAACAAACACCTGTTGAATATCTCTTAAAAGAATTATGGGATAATATTATTTCAGATGAATATTTACAAAATTTATCTTTTGAAAAAACGCAATTAGCAAAAGAAATTGCAAGATTTGCTAAACATTGTGAAAAGCAATTAATTATAAATGCTTTTGATGAAGGAACAGAAAACAATAATTTTTGGTCAAAAAAATATAAAAATGGAGAAGATTTTTACAATAAATTTATAAAAACTTATGAACGAGAATCAAAAGAAAGCCATTGAATGGATTGACCAACAATTAGCAAAGCCAGATTTTAGCTTTAAAATTTCGGCTTCGGTAATATTGTCCGTGCATCACTTTTTAGAAGTTCAAAAGGAAAGAATTTTAAATGGTGCTGGAGTAGAACAAGTTGCAGCATACAGGAGAACTAAAAAACTAAAAGATGAAACTATCAGATAAAGATTCACTAATTGCATTTGCTGGATTGACAAATGCCTTGACAGACCTAATAGAAAACGATGTAAAACATTCAGCTTTATTTAGGCGAGAGATTAAATACCACGCAAATCATTTGCTAAAAGAATTGCTAAAGGTAACGGATAAGATTTACGATGGATGTGATGACCCTAATGTAGTTGAGCAACATATTGAAGCTGGGGAGGCAATGTTAAAGTTTTTTGTTCTTGGCTTACGAATGATTGATATGGATTCTACCAAACAACAGGGATTAAACACCCAGATAAACATTCTTTTGAAAAATTACGATATAGATTTGGATTTTTGAAATAAAAAGTTTATAACTTTGTAAAAAAAACTATGGAGTACATTAATCATCCCATTCACTATCAAGGCAAAAGCATCGAGGTAATTGAAATTATTGATGAGTTTGATTTGTCTTTCTCACTTGGTAACGTAATCAAATACATTTTAAGATCCAAAAAGAAAGGCAATATGGTTCAAGACCTTGAAAAAGCCAAATGGTATCTGGAACACGAAATCAATAAGCACAAGCCAATCGTTGAAAAGCCTATGGCTATACCATCCCTCCCAATCGATGAGAATTTCATAGCTGAATTGAACGGATGAAACCAGATTTAAAAGCCAAAAGTATTTACAGAAATGCAATCTTTTTTACAAAAGAACATAAAATGGCTTATGAGTTATGTTTGTTCATTATCAATTCACACATCAATTATTGTAGAAAGATGGATGACAAAGCATATTGGATAGAAGTCAAAATGGCATTAGATGCAAACAATAACTGAACTTGTAGCACTCCATAAGCATTGGATTAAAATTGTCCGAAAATTCGGGGAGTGGCATTATGCCGAAGATATAGTACAAGAAGCATATCTAAAAGCGTTGAGTTCAAAAAAAGAGATTAATTATGCCTATTTTTACCTAATACTTCGTTCCTTAACGATGAACTTACATAAAGCGAAGGTTGATAAGGTCGAGATAGAAAACATTCCTGACATCGAAGATATTGAGGAAATAGACATCGAGGAATATACGAAGCCGATAATGGATTTCATTAACACTTGGGAGGACTATGACAGACTTATGTTTTTGATTTGGGTAAACAAAGGTATCTCAATGCGTAAAATGGCAAGGGAATCTGGCATACCATTTATGAGCATATACAACACAATTAGAAATTGTAAAGAAAAAATAAAGCAATGGCAAAAAGAAAATCAAAAGGTCTTGGCGACACGTTAGAGAAAATCACGGAAGCCACAGGAATTAAATCAGCAGTTAAATTGTTTACTGATATTACAGGCATAGATTGTGGATGCGATGAACGAAAAGCAAAGCTAAACGCAATGTTTCCTTATCGTGCAACTAATTGCTTAAATGAAACCGATTATAACTACCTTAAACAATTTTTTAGCGAAACACATAACGAGTTATCCATACAAAAACAAATGGAACTTGGAGAGGTTTATAAGAATGTATTCGGTCAAGATTTAACGTATAGTTCTTGTCCGAGTTGCTGGAGGGATTACATTAGTCAATTACGCAAAGTTTACGAGACTTATCTTTGAAAAAGCATACTAAAATTTATTTAGAGTATTTTAAATTTTGCGAATCGGATTATATCCCTTGTGAGATATGCAAAAGACAAGCCGTAGACATCCATCACATAAACGCAAGAGGAATGGGAGGAAGTAAATCGGCTGACAAAATAGAAAATTTGATGGCAGTATGTAGGCAATGCCATATAGAGTTCGGGGATAAAAAACAATACAAAGAGGAATTAAAACAAATTCACAATGAATATTTAAAGAGACATTTACGCAAATAAATGGAAATTATTTTATATATTTGAATATGAAAAAATTTATTTGCAAAAATTGTAATATTGAATTTGAATCAAAAAAATTATGTAAAAGCAGAATACCAAAATTCTGCTCAAAAAAATGTTCTGCAATTTATAATTGTTCAAAAGCAGAAACTAAAAATAAAATGTCTATTGCTAAAATAGGGAAAGAGCCTTATAATAAGTTAAAAAGATATTTTAGTGAATGTCTTGAATGTAATTGTAAGATTGAAAATAAATTGAATGCAAAATATATTAAAAAGTTTTGCTCAATGAAATGCAGAAATTTAAATTACAAAAAAAGAGATTATTCGCATATAAGTGGTATAAATAGCCATTTGTATATTCACGGTAAATGTACTCAAAATGAAAAAGATAGAAAATCGTCAAAATATAAAGAATGGAGATTAAACGTTTTTTATAGAGATAGCTTTACTTGCGTTATTTGTAATAAAAAAGGAGGAGTTTTAAATGCTGACCATATATTATCATTTGCTCATTATCCAGAATTAAGATTTGATATTAACAATGGAAGGACTTTGTGTTATGAATGCCATAAACAAACAGATAATTTTGGAGTTAAAAATATAAAAAAATGAAAATTGAAAAAATTAAAATTTCAAGACTCAAATCAAACAAAGGTCAAATTGATGGATTGCCAACAAATCCAAGATTGATTAAAGATGACAAGTTTAAGAAATTAAAAAAATCCATTGAAGACCATCCAGAGATGTTGGCTTTGCGTGAGTTAATTGTATATCCTTTAAAAGATGATTACATCGTTATTGCTGGTAATATGAGATTGGCGGCAATGAAGGATTTAGGATATAAAGAAGCTATTTGTAAAATACTTGATGTTGATGTTTCAGTTGAACAATTAAGAGCATATACAATAAAAGATAACATTGGATATGGCGAACACGATTGGGATGCTTTGGCTAATGAATGGGATGAGAATGATTTAGTTGAATGGGGTTTAGATGTGCCTGTCTTTGATGTGGAAGATTTAGGCGAAGCAGAGGAAGACAATTACGAGATGCCAGATGAAATTAAAACCGATATTGTTTTAGGAGATTTAATTGAAATTGGAGAACATCGTTTGCTTTGTGGGGATTCAACGGATAGCGACCAAGTTGCAAAGCTGATGAATGGGGAAAAAGCTGATATGGTTTTTACAGACCCTCCTTATGGAATATCGCATAGTGGCAAAGGAATTACTGCACCTACAAAAAGTGGAAGAATTGTTCAAGGAAATAATTTTGGAGAAATTTTAGGAGATAGTAATGTAAATGTTGCAATAGATACTTTTAATTTAATTTATTCACTATATCCAAATGCAACTCATATATGGTGGGGTGCAAATTATTATTCATCTATTTTACCAAATGGATATGGTTGGCTTGTATGGGATAAGGAAAGAGTAGGAGATACATTTAGTGGTGCTGAATTAGCATTTGTTAATAAAGGAATTAAAGTAGATGTTTTCCGCCATATGTGGCATGGAATAGCAAAGGCATCAGAATCAGGAGAAAAAAGATTACATCCTACACAAAAACCAGTTGCATTAGTAAATTGGGCGTTTCAAAATTATAAAGCAGGAAATTTAATTTTAGATTTATTTCTTGGTTCTGGTTCTACAATGGTAGCATCACATCAATTAAAACGTAAATGCTATGGGATGGAACTTGACCCGAAATATTGCCAAGTAATAGTAGACCGAATGCGTAAACTTGACCCAACATTAGTAATCAAAACAAACGGAGAAATATGGAATACGACAGAGTAAAAATATTAGAGCAAGCAAAAGAAGCTATTGTTAAACATAAGCTATTTTTTATTGATGACATTGTGGCTTATTTGCCAATTAGCAGAGGTACTTTTTATAATTGGGGATTCGACAAATTGGATGACCTAAAAGAATTGCTCACGCAAAATCGTGTTGAGTTAAAGGTATCAATGCGTTCAAAATGGTACAAGTCAAATAGCCCAGCATTACAAATGGCACTAATGAAATTAATTGCATCCGATGAGGAATTGCGTAAACTTGCAATGAATTACCAAGATGTAACAAGTGGTGGCGAAAAGATTAATTTCAATATTAATGATGTGATTAAGTTCGATGATAAAGCTGAATCCGAAGTGGCGGAATCTATGGAGTAATACACGTTACTTTATTGTAACAGGAGGTCGTGGGAGTTCTAAATCATTTGCAGTTGGAACTTTTGCGACCTTACTATCTTTTGAGCAAGATGAAAAGATTTTGTTTACAAGGCAAACAATGACTTCGGCACATTTGTCGATTATTCCAGAGTTCAAGGAAAAGATTGAGCTAATGAATTTCGATGACAAGTTTGAGGTATTGAAAACCGAAATCACTAATAAGCTATCTGATTCACAAATTTTATTTAGAGGGATTAAGACATCAAGCGGAGACCAAACGGCAAATTTAAAATCTTTGCAAGGTGTTACCACTTGGATAGTAGATGAAGCGGAGGAACTAACTGATGAAGCCACATTTGATAAGATTAACCTATCAATCCGTTCAAGCAAAAAACAAAACAGGGTAATTCTGATTCTGAATCCAAGCACCAAAGAGCATTGGATTTACAAACGATTCTTTGAGGGTATGGGTGTGGAAGCTGGGTTCAATGGAACAAAGGAAGATGTAACCTATATTCACACGACCTACCAAGATAATCTCGAAAACTTACCAAAATCATTCCTTGATGAAATTGAACGTATTAAGCAAAACAATCCAAGCAAATACCAACACGCAATAAAAGGAGGATGGCTCGATAAACAAGAAGGGGTAGTATTTACAAATTGGAAGTTTGGTAAGTTTAATCCAGATGGATTACAAGAATCATTTGGAATGGACTTCGGCTTTGCAGTAGACCCAGATGCTTTAGTTCGGGTAGCTATTGACAAGGCAAAGCAAACGATTTACGTTAAACAAGAGATTTACCAAAAAGGATTAAAAACACACGAACTTTCAAAGCTGATGAAGGGAATCGTTGGCAATGGTTTTGTAATTGCCGATTCAGCAGAACCAAGACTAATCGATGATTTAAAGTTTGCTGGAATTAATATCGAAGGAGTTAAAAAGGGAACGATTGAAAGTGGTATTGTTCGAATGCAAGATTACCTAATTATTGTTGAGGAAAATAGCCAAGACATTGCGAAAGAATTTAACAATTTTGTATATTTGAATAAGGCTTCCAAGTTATATGTAGATGATTGGAATCACTTAATAGATGCAATTCGTTATAACCTAATTTATCATTTAGACAATCCAAATCAAGGCAATTACTTTATTCATTAATTATATTCACATTATCAGCTTAATTCTGACATTTAACCTACAAAAACAATTATTATGACACCGAGAGAAAAAGCCATTGAATTAATTGCAAAGTTTGATGATTCTATGGAATATTCAACTCCGTCAAGATTTGCTAAAAAATCTGCATTAGTTGCATTAAATGAAATGCACGAATTTGCCGTTGAATATATGAGCCACGAAAATCTTATTTTAGCATTGGCAGATATAGAAGAGATAAGGCAAGAAATACAAAAACTATAAAATTAAGTTTATACAATATGAAGGTAACTATACCAACCGAATTGAGTGAAATCACTTTGAAGCAATATCAAAAGTTTGTTAAGATTCTGAATGAAAACGAGGAATCAGAATTTTTGAGTTTAAAGATGATTGAAATTTTTTGTGGTGTTTCCTTGAAGGTAGCGAGTTCGATGCGTAAGAAGGATTTAGAGGAAGCTACAAGCATAATTGGCGGTTTATTTACAAAGATTCCGCCATTGATTAAAAAGTTTGAAATGGATGGCATTGAGTTCGGTTTTTGTCCAAATCTCGATGAGTTAAGCTGGGGGGAGTATGTTGATATTGACACCTATTCAACGACAAAGGATTGGCAAGATATGCACAAATGTTTAGCCGTGTTGTATCGACCAATCAAACGAAAAATGGGAGATAAATATCAGCTTGAACCATACGAATCAAGTTTGAAATATTCCGACCAGATGCTTAATATGCCTTTGGATGTTGCATTAAGTGCCATTGTTTTTTTTTATCGTTTAGGGAACGACTTATTAATATCTACGATGGATTATTTAATGCAGAAGGTGGAGAACTCACAGAAACAGGGCAATTTGGAAAGCGATGGGGATGGTATTCAAGTATCTACGGACTTGCTCAAGGGGATGTTAGGCGATTTGATGAAGTTACAAAATTACCAATTCATCAATGCTTAACTTACCTAATGTTTGAAAAGCAAAAGAACGAATTAGAAGCAAAATTGATAAATAAATGACAGGATTTTATTATGTAATCAACGCAATAAGAAACCATTTGAAAAACAATGGGTTCATAAACACGGTTACGACAGGAGATATTTTTGAGGTAGATTTAGCAAAGCAAACAATCTATCCGTATTGCCATATAATCGTAAATTCTGCCATTCCAAGAGAGCAAACAATTACCACAAATTTATCGGTAATATTTATGGACATTGTAGACATTTCCAAATTGGAAAGTACTGATGTTTTTGATGGTAACGATAATTTGTTGGATGTGCTAAATACGCAATTAGATTTAGCAAATAAGCTAATTATGGATTTGAGAAGAGGGGATATGTTTGAGAATCTTTTGCAATTAGAAGGGGATGCAAATTGTGAGCCGTTTACTGATAGGTTTGAGAATAAGGTAGCTGGATGGACGGTTACTTTTGATTTAAACATTCCGAACACAATGACAATATGCTAAAGAATACGGTTGAAGTTGCTGAAAAGTTTAAGAAGTACGTTTTACAACAAGCTAAAAGTAATTTAACCAAAGGCAGAAGTAACGTATCTCGTAAGCTATACAATTCACTAAAAGCCGAAACGATTGTTGAAAATAATTACGCAATCGTTGGGTTTAAAATGGAAGAGTATGGGCAATTTTTGGATGAAGGTGTAAAAGGTGCATTCCCAAGTTTAGTTAAAAACGGAAAGCAAAAAGCACCTAATTCGAAATTTAAGTTTACAAATAAAATGCCACCTGTTGAGCCATTGATACAATGGGCAAAGGCAAGGAAGATTAGATTGAGAAACGAAGATGGCACATATAAAAAAGGCAATTATCGTTCACTTGGGTTTATATTACAAAAGCGAATTTATGCACAAGGGATTAAGCCGACATTGTTTTTTACCAAGCCATTTGAAATGGCATTAAATAAATTTGTAAATCAAGAGATGCAAGATGGATTTGTTTCAGATATTGATGTAATAGTAGATTTGAATTTAAAATGAGATTAATAAACGCAAGAACACCGTATTTTATTGAAGTAAGTGGTTCATCAACTACTTCGATTCAGCTATACATTTGGAACGGAACAACCGAGCCAGCATCTCCGACATATACGTTTACAAAGCCATCGCCAAGCGTATCGCAGACAACAAGTAATTATAATGTAAGTCCGTATATTGAAGAATTTATTGAGAATATTTACCCAATCTATACTTCAACACCTTCGGCAGAAAATACTTCATCATTTTGCCAATTTAAAGTAATTAAATTTTCGAATGGTGTAAATAGAACGTTAGCATTTAAAACAAGAGTGTTGGCTGATGGTGGCACGTTTGAATCTATTAATTGTGTAGGTACATTAATGGAAGATTTTATTATGGGTGTTGCGGTTGATGGTTATAATGACTACATGGGTGGATATAATCAACAAAGAACAGGTTCGGTTATTCCATTAAATTCAAATTCAATTAGATACAACTATCAAGAGGGAACGGATAAGACTTATCTTAACGTTTTGATTGAACACACAGGTCAAAATATTACTGCCGAATATGTGCATCAAAATACCATTTACACTTCAAATCTTGCTACTTCTGCGTTGGCTAATGGATATTACAACATAAAAGTTCCATTTAAACTTTCTGGATTTACTTCCAATAACACATTAGCTATAAAACAAAACGGAACAACATTGTTTACCTATAATGTTTCTCCAATTTGTGAGCCAAAATATACTCCTGTTCTATGTTCATTTATAAATAGGTACGGTGGTTGGTCTTTCCTTACGTTCTACAAAGCAAAAAGTACTTCGTTGAATGTTTCATCTGAACAAGCAAAAACTTTGTCTGAATCGCCAGCCTACGTGCCACAACTTGGGCAAATTCAATCGTTCAATCTTAACGGAAGCAAATCGGTTGTTTTAAATACAGGCTTTATAGATGAAAGCTATAACGAAATGATTGAAGACCTAATGGTTTCAAAACGAGTGCTATTAGATAATGTTCCTGTTCAAGTAAAAACAAATTCTACGGAATTAAAAACTAACTTGCGAGATAAGAATATTAATTATTCGATTGAGTTCGTTTATTCGTTTGATTTGATAAACAAGGCAATATGATAGAAGTTGGTTTATATATTTTCGATTCTGATGGAGTATCTCGAAGGATTGAACTTTACAAAGATGAAACTATTTCGGTAACTTCATCTGTTCAAAACGTAAATGATATTTCTAAAATCTTTACGGATTTTTCACAAAGTTTTACAATCCCAGCAACTGCATCTAATAATGCTATTTTTCAGCATTGGTACGAAAATAGTATTGATGGGGGATTTGATGCAAGAACAAGGAAGAACGGATATATTGAATTAAATACGATTCGATTCAGAACAGGTAAAATACAACTTGAAAAGGCTACATTAAAGAATGGTCAAATATCTAATTACACCATTAGCTTTGTTGGCTCATTGGTTTCGTTAAAAGATTTATTTGCAGACAGGTATTTGCGTGATTTTGATTTCTCTGCGTTTGATTTTGTTTACAATGGTGCTAACGTAAAGAATGCTGTTACAGGAGGAGTTACAAATGACATTAAATGGCCGTTGATTTCATCCAATAATGTTTGGCAATGGGGAACAAATGGAGGTACAAGAGAAAATTGGGATATTAATAAAACATCGCATCCTGTTTATTATTACGATTTATTCCCAGCGATAAGAATATCGAAAATATTCGAAATATTCGAAACGCAAATGGGCATAGATTTTCAAGGTTCATTTTTAGCTTCTGATAGATTTAAACGAGCATTTTTATGGCTGAAAAATACGGATTCCTTCAAGGTCAAATCTACACCGAACTTATTAGCTTTCGATACGGTTACAAGTACGGTTGGAACGCAAGGTATCTTTAATCTTGCCGACAACTATTTAGATTTTGTTAAGCCTACAAGTCCGAACAGGGTGGCTGAAAGTTATTTGTCTATTGCATTTGCAACGGCTGGAGTGGAGTACACGATATTTACATACTTGGATGGAATTAGCGTATCACAACAGACCTATACAAGTGCGACAACATCGACAAACATTCCAATTCCATTAACAGATTCTGGAAGGTATAGTTTTTACATTGCAAGTACTTCGGCATTGACATTGTCGGCAAACTTTACTTATTATTTTGAGGCAAGGGATGGAAGTAACAATATTTACCAAAATGTAACGGCTACAAATACGGAAGGTCAAGCAGTTACAACGACTTTAGATGTTGGCTCATATATGCCTAATATTAAGGCACAAGATTTTTTTGCTGGCATTTTAAAAATGTTCAATTTGGTTTGTTATTCAGTTGAGGACAATATTTATAAATTAGAGCAGTTAGATGATTGGTACGATTCTGGTTCTATTATTCCAATCGATGAATATGTATTGCTTGATGAAATAGGTATTGAAAGAGTAAAGCCATATAAAGCCGTAAATTTTAATTATCAGCCAAGCGAGAATTTATTAGCTACTGAATTTCTTTCGCGTTCATCAATACCATACGGAGATTTAAAATATGCTACGAATAATGATGGCGAGGAATTTACAATAGAATTACCATTTGAGAATTTATTGTTTAATAAAATTGATACAAATGTTCAAGTATCATACTGCATTCGTGCTGATTATTCGACATACATTCCAAAGCCTGTTGTTTTATACGATTGGGGAACTATTGTAACGACAGGAGATTGGCATTTTAACGATGGTACATCTACTACCATTGAAAATTCAATGAACGTATTTGGGCAAGATACTTCAATTTCTGGCTCAAAATTTACCTTGAATTGGAATGCAGAACAATCAACATTTACCGAACAGTTAGAGCAAAATTCTCTATTTAATACATATTACATTGAGTACATTTCTAACCTATTTACCGATAAGGCAAGGATAGTAAAAATTAAAGCAAAATTACCTTTGCGTTTATTGAATAGCTTAAAGCTAAACGACAGAGTTGTAATAAGAGATAAAAGATACTTGATTAATTCATTCAGCACTAATCTTACAACAGGGATGGCTGACTTTGAATTGATAAATGACTTTAGGATTCCAACAAATATCCCAGAGCCACAAGTTGCTTATAGCTTTAACGTAACAAATAGTAATAGCACTTCGAGTTCATCCGTTTGTGGTCTTACTTCTTATCCGTTAGTAATTTATGGCAATAATGCAGTATTTGAAAATAACACGGTTTTCTATACAAATGCAACATTGACTGATGCAGTTCGATTTAATGGAGGCAACTATTATTTTAAAAATCCATTAGGCAAATGGGTAGTAATTGATGCGAGTGGAAATGTAACAAGCAATGGGGTTTGTTCTACACCACCACCACCTACATTGTATGCGTTTAGTGTAACAAATGCAAATAGTATTGCTTCTGCCGATGCTTGTCCTATTACTGATTTCAATTTAACGATTTATGGTTTACAACCTGTCTTTGTCAATAATATCACATTCTATTCAAATACATCTTTGACACCATTTAACGGAGGAAATTACTACTATCATTGCAATGATGATACATTTGCGAAAATAGGTGTAGATGGGTCAAGATTAGAGTTCGGAACTTGTTCGTTTGTTCCTCCAGCTTCAATCCCTTACTATGTTCCACCAACAAATTCAATTTTAGGCTAATATGGCATATTTATCAAAATCAGATGCAATAAATAAGTTGAGCAACGGACTAATAGATAACGATTCATTTGCTATCTATACATCTGACAATAACTTTAATAATAACACGATATTTTATACTAATTCGGCAAAGACAATTTTATTGCCACAAGGGAACTATGTTATCCCTTCAAATTATCGTTCAATTTATATTCAGATTGGCTCAAATGGTAAATTTTCAGCCAATCCAGAATTTTTATTTGCAGCTACTCCAGATGTTTCATTTGTAGACCAATCGATTTTCAATTATCAAACAAAGACAAGGCAGTCAAGTTTTTCTATAACCAACTGTTCACTTTCAAACGATGTTTTGACTGATTCAAATTGGTCGACACCATCTCCTTCGGGTAATCCAAAGCAATGGGTAGTAAACAATGGATTCAGAAATACTTCGGCTTTGACAAATATAAATTTGTCGGAAATGAAAGGATTTGATTTAATGATTTATGTTGGTGGTAATACAAGTGGGTATTTTAACGATTTCTTTTCAACCTCTTGCTTTGTTCATATTGCCCAAGACCTTAATAGGCAGACAATATTTGTAGAAGGGATTTACAATAAAACGTATTTTTTTAAGCAAGATTATTGGTTTGCAAAACAAAACATAAATTCGCCAACTTTTTACCGAAGGAATTTAAACATTTTGCCAATAACAAATCAAAGAGGTGCTACGAAGTTTAATGCACATATGAGCCAATATATCCACGATATTGTGGCTATAAATAGAACTTCGTTAAGAACTTCAACGAGAAAGGCAAGAGGTGTAAATTTTGAGCAAGAGCAATTAGACCCAAAGCAATACAACACAACTACCGCAACAAATTTTGGGTTTATTAATGCCGTTGGTTATCCAGATGCTAATTATGTAACACCAAAAGCCGAAAGTATTAATTTCGATGCACCAAATGTAGTTGCTGATTTGTTTTTTACAATTTACGGCACTCCGTTTAATACGGCATCGACTACACACCAAGTTCAATTAACGGCAACTTTGCGTTCAATGTTTTTTCAAGACTTCACAGGTAGCTATACTTATGGAGAAATTACCGTACAATATTCACAAGCTAATCCTTTTCAATGGATTTGTGATTTAACTACAAATGGAGGTAATTACTTGGCAAAGGCATTTAGAACAAATTTGCAAACAAATGCAAAGATTTGGTTTTTTAACTTTGAATTATTTACGATTGTACAAGATGATGTAATTGCAAAAAAAGCAATTTTGGAATGCTTTAAAGTCGCTAAACTTGATTTAATTGCTAATAATCTTTTACCTATTGATGTTAAGATAATTTGGTATGCTGGGGCAAAGTCAATTTATTTTTCAGATGGTGGATTTGAAGACCAATTTGGAGGACAACCAACACCTGCCAATTATTTAAGTTCGCCATATTACAACGATTACCACAATTACTACATAGGCAATCAAAACAAATCGGTTCTACAAAGACCATTTGACCAAGCCGTGTACGATTATTGCGAGTTATATCAAGGTATTGCCGTTTCGAATTACATTAATTCGTACAATACGACTACCTATTTCCATAAAATGGCACACCATTACGACATTAATAACAAATTGATTAAAGAAAGATTAGGCAATAATCATCAAGTCAATTTGATGTTCTTAATGTTTGAATATTTTGAAACAGTTGCTGGTTCTAATTGGCTTACAGGAGTAAGAAAAGCTGCCAATGCAAGTGGACAACCAGAAGGTGCAAAGCCTGATATTCCACCAGACATATTGCAATCGGTAGGTGCTTGGGCATTCGGTTTTGCCGATGGTAACTTATGGTGGAACTTTAATGATTGGGTAATGGAGTTCTACGAGAATTACGCATATCCAACTGCTTATCCGCCAGAAAACTTTAGAAACAATTTTAGTGCAATGGATTGGTATTATTCATCTATTGCACAAATGTACCAAAATAGAGATATTTTATCGGCTAATACTGAATGGCAATATGTTCCACAAAGTAAAGGAGGTGGTCAATTTACAAGTGGAACGGAAAACTATCCATTTGTTGGATGGGTATTTCAGAGACCTTTGATTTGTGCAAAGTTTAATGTTGCTGGAACGGAAGCATTAGTTTTAGCAATAAATCCGTTCAATAATGGATATACAAAGACAACTACACAAGTTCAATTAGTTGCTGGTCAAACAATGAGTATTGATATGTTTGGAACGTACACTA